TTGCATAGTTTTCAATTACTTGTGCGGCTACCATACGGTCAACTTTAGGTACAATGCCTTTTTCAGTTAATTTAACTAAATGTAGGGCTTTGCTTTCTCGTTCACGCATAATTTGATTGCGCTTGGCGGTACTCCAGGAATATCCGCCATTTCCGCCCCATAAATCCCAAGCAACACGACCCTTGCTTGGAAAACCTTCTTCGCCACTATTAAAACCAGTAGCTTGTTTATCCACTTCATGTCGGCTGAAAAAACTATACATTCGTAGCACAGTTGACGCTGATAGTGGTTCGCGATCTTTTAGTTGATTGGCTCGTGCTAAACCAACTAATGTACCGCCTGGCTCGCCCTCTTCTTTCCATTTTAGTGCACGTTTGGCTGCACTTGCCATACCTGATGTTGGTTTATATGTCTTTGCCATTGTTAATCTCTATAAGCTAAAATAATTTGTTTACACATTTTAGATCTAACAATATCGTCGTCCATGAATCGGACAACTTCAATATCTGGAATATGATCTAAACGATGAATTGCGTCTGATAATCCTGAATCAGGAATATCGGCTTGATCTACATCTCCTGAAATAATCATTTTACAGTTTTTACCAATCCGCGATAACAGCATTTTCATTTCTTCTTTGGTAGCATTTTGTGCTTCATCTAAAAGAACGATGCAATTATCAAAAGTTGCACCTCGCATAAAGCCCAGTGGTTTAGGCTCAATTGTTTTTGCTTTTAATGCGTACTCATAAAAACCTTTTCCAAGGCATCGAGTAAACACGTTATCGAAGGGCTCTAAATAGGGAGCATATTTCTCCTCTAATGTACCTGGTAAAAATCCTAGCCCACGTCCTGTTTCTACGTTGGGTCTAGTCAGAACTATCTTCTGAATACGTCTATGAAAGAGTTCTCCCGCTGCATATGTTGCTGCTACATACGTTTTACCTGTTCCAGCACTTCCTACACCAAATACGATTTGATTAGATTGAATTGCTCTTAGGTACTCGCCTTGTATAAAGTTTAAAGGTTTTACATCTGCAAAACCATACTCCACCGGGTTACGTTCCAATTGAATTACATTGTCGCGTCTTGCTCTTTTACCACTTGCCATAAACTTCCTTGTAAGGTTGATAAAATCGGTCTGCCAATTTATATTATAGCAGACCTAGGTATGCTTGTCAAATATAAATTTACTTCTTCTTGGCGTCGTCGACTTTAGTGCCTTCAAGTTTTTCGTGAATTTTAATAGTTTTGCACTCTTCTTGCGGCTTGCCTGCTTTATCTAAAATAGGTTTGCCTGCTTTATCTGTTTTTTCTTTACAGACTTTTTTGGTTTGTGCTTCAGCGTATGCTAAATTGTTCCACGCTGGAAATGCAAAACCCGCAACTACACATACTGCCCAAAATAATTTTTTCATTTAATTTCCTTAGTTGATGCAAACTTTTCGCTTGCTGTAAATCCTAATCCCGCAATAACTATATACATCATAGAATCAAATAGTTTTGTATCTATTTGGTGACCAAGTATCATTGCTATAAAAGCTGCAGCACATAGTAAAAATGCTAAAAAAGTAATTACTCTCTTGCTGCTAATAGCTGGGTCTTGCGATAGCATGGTCTTTAAGCTATTCATTTAAATCTCCGGATGAGGTGCCTGCATAGGAGCGGGCTTACCGTTAATATAGGTAATACCTGTAGGCGCTGCACTAGTACCGTTAAATCCTTGAGTTGTTGATAAACCTGGATTAAATGTAGGCTCAATTTTAACAGGATTCGCTTTAGCATAAGTATTTGAATTTTCTTGTGCTTGCTTAATCATGTCCCGTTTCATCTCCATTTCTTCTTTGCTACCTCCAGCTAACATAATTCCCGATAAAGTACCTGTTAAGAAAGTAGCAATTGGAATAATCATCTCAAAAAACTTCTGATCAATCGGGCTGATAGCGTTTAATGGCTGAGTAATAAAAATAATTGAGTATAAAACCACAAACACAATGCCAGTTAGCGTAAGCGCCAGACAAATGCCAATAAAGAATTTTAGGCGCGCCATTAACTGATCTTCAGTATAGATAATTGGGTTACTTTCCACAGTTAGCTCCTTGTGTTTGTTGAGGTGTGCACGCATTTGTTGGTGCAAATGACTGATTAGTTGTTTGAGTTTGTCCATCTTTTGGAGGTCCTAGTCTTGGATCACGCTGGCCTTTAAAAATATGTTCGGGGCAAGTTCTTGTTACGTCACAGATTGGTACTTTACAGTAGTCTTTGTCCCAGTTTGCAGGGTCTTGGCAGGGATACCTAAAGCTGTCTTTACCAAAAAATGCTAAAGCCACAGGTATTGATAGCAAGACTATTGCCCATTTAAATAATTTTAAATCATTATGCATTTATAGCCCTATTTTTCCTAGTAATAAGTTAACGATTTTATCTGATAAATCGTTTGGTAAAAACTTTAAAAAACCTAAAGCATAAAGAGCTACTGCTCCGTAAGTAAATATTTTAAAGCACAAATCGGCTGTTTTTTGATACTCGTTCATCGGCCACACCTGTTACTTGTTTGACAGAACTCTGCTAACTCATAAAGACCTATAAAGAATAAAAACACAATAAAAGCCGTAACACCGATAACTATAGCAAATTCATTTAGTTCTTTTTCTCTTTGTTTGCGTTTACGCGCTTGAGCATTAAGAAGTCTTGCTTGGTTAGCATCGTCTGCATCCATTTCTGCCTGACGAGCTTTAATCTTCATCCATACATCTATTTTACCAGTTTGCATAAACAACATTTTAAGTTCTTCCTCAAACGCCCTGGCTTGCTCTATTGCCATTTCTATCTGTAGAGCCGCACCCATGTTTGAGCCTTTTTTAGACGCTTTAGCTTCCATTAAAGCTTTTGTAGCAACACTTTTAGCATCAAACATTTTGCCGATCATAGGAGCAAGAGAGCCTAAGTCATTGGCAACTGCGCTGGCTTTTTTAACCATTGAAATAGCAGTCTGTATCCCCGCTATTGCCGTCATCGGATCTATCATTTTTTCTTCCTCCACTCTAGACAGATTACTTTTCTGTTGTATACATCACCAGACCATGTCCAACGTACACATTCATATTCTGGTTTAGTATATCCTAGTATAAATGTAAGTAGTACGCTAGCCATTACTTATTGGCTAAAGGATTATCAATAGCTTTCTGTATTTTTGAATCTACTTCTTTTTTCAGTTGAACTACTTCACGTTCAATTTCTCTACGTGCTTCGGCCATTTCTTTACGAATAACATTGGCTTCGTTGCGAGCTTTTTCCAAATCTTCACGCACAGCTTTACGCATATCGCGCATTTCTGACTCTGTTTCACGTTGTGCTACTTTAACGCTACGTTCAACTTGTTCTGTAACGGATTCGTTGCGGCGTAGGTCATTCTTTAAGTCTGTTTTAATATCACGCGTATAGTCCGAAGTCTTAGCACTATTTTCCTCAATAACTGCTAATCGCTTGTCAAACTCTGATAAATCAGGTGCTTCGTATGCGGCAATCTTCTTTTTCATGCCGGTATAGTCTTTGTATATCTCAAACGTACCATACAAACCACCTAAGCTAGAGCTTACAATTGTAAACGCAACCATTAGTTTAGCTGGTGTAAACTCATATCCGCCAATGCTAATAACGGTGTCTTTTGAAGCATATTTTTTAGCTGCTGCTTCTAGCTCATCAACTTTTTTGTTTAAATCTTCTGCCATACTAACTCCTATTTGTATTGCAGGTTTACTAAGTCTCGATGCTTTTGATCCGACCCTAAACCGCGTAAAACTCTGACATTATCCACAACTGTTTGGTTTTTGTAAACTTCCCGTGGTTCATAAAATTGTGCATCTTTGAGTGCAACATTTAAGTAAGTAACATAACCTTGTGGTTGTGTTGCCATTTGTGCTAAATTAACACCTACTGCCAATTCGTTGGGAGTAGTGTCACGATTTCGAGTTTGCTGAGGTTGCTCTTGTTGCTGTTGCTGAAACGGTTGGGCATCCAAGATTTGCCTAAGCGGATTGTTTAAGTCAGTTAAAAAGTTAACAGTTTGTGCAACTTGTTCTGTTTCTTGCTGACGATATTCCTGCACACTAAAAATTGAATAATTTTGTG